TCGGCGCCGTCCTCGAACACCTTGAGGATGTCCTCTGGCTTGCGGTCGTAACCGCCGAACCACTCCTGCCAGGCTTTGGCGACGCGAGCCGGCGTCTCCACCAAGCCCGGACGGTTCGGGTCCTCGCCTATCCGCTGTAGGAGGCGGACGACAATGTCGTGATCGCTGGTGTCCTCGCTGCCCGTTTCCCATGGCATCACCAGCCATGCACCGGCCCACTCCGGCGTCCGTTTGTCGAACAGGACGTGGAACGACGCGGCGACGGCTTCGTGGCGTTTAAACGTGTTGCCGGTGTCGTAGATGTCGTCGATGATGAAGTCGGCGTCGAACGGGTCGTTGACCAGCTTCACATCCCACCAGCTCGGGCACGCCGCCGCGACGGCAAGCGCCGCCGGGATGCCGCCGCGCGGCACCCCGTGCAGTTTGATGTGCCCGTAGAGTTGCCGTTCCTTGGCAAGCGGCTCGAGGCTGGCGGCGAGGGCGTGTGCGGCCCCTGCTACCTCGTCCAGTGTGACCTGCCGTTTCACAGGTGACGCTGCCCGAACGGCAGCTCCGAGAGGGCCAGGGATCGGGGCGAGTAGTTCTCGGTCGCTGGCAGGTCCATCAAACCCTCGTTGAAGGCGCGCACCACCAGCGGGTCCGGCAACCCGGCCTCGGCGAAGCCCTTCGCCCGTAGCAGGGTGGCGTGGTCGTGTCCCTTCGGCGGATAGGCACCGTCATAGGACGTATGGGAATAGGCGAGTGCCTCATAGCACCCCGGCAACTCCCTGGCGAGGTGGACCGACTCTGCCTTGGTCAGGTCCATCAGCGGCGTGTGGATGGCGATGTGGCCGTCCTCGAGCGACATATTGAAGGCGTGCTCGAGAGCGTCGATGAAGACCTGCCGGCAATCGGGGTAGCCGCCGAAGTCTTCTTGGCACACCCCGGTGACGATGTCGTTTGAGCCAAGCACAACGGCCCGGTTGGCCGCCAGCGTCAGGAATAGCGTGTTGCGCATCGGCACGAAGGTCTTCTCGAGGCCGCCAGGCAGGCTGTGGAAGTCCTTGTACTGCTCCAGCTTCTCGCCGCTGACGAGCGGGCTGGTGCCCTTGAGGACCGGGCCGAGTGACACAATCTCGTGCGTGCGGATGCCAGCCAGGCCGGCAACCTTGATCGCGGCATCCAACTCACGTTGGTGCCGCTGGCCATAGTCGAACGTCACGGCGTGCAGCTCGGCGCCGGGGAACTCTTGCTTGGCCCAGAACGCGCACGTGGTGGAGTCCTGCCCGCCGGACAGAACGATAAGGATCTTGCGTGTCATGTGTGCTCCGTTGGTGACGGGCTGGATCGCCCGATGGTGGTGTAGTCGCGGCCGGGTTCCAACCGCATTTAAGGAAGGAGCGCTGCCTCACCCGGCGTAACTGCCCACTCCTGACACCTCAAGCCCGTCCCCTTGCGGGAACGGGCTGAGATGGGGCTAGTGCCGATTACTCGGCGGCAGTCTCGACGACGGGCTGCTCGACGGCGACCGGCTCGTCCGCCAGCACCGGGGTGCCGAAGTAGACGAGGCCGCGGGTCTCGATCTTCTCCTTACGGACCGCGAACTCGCGATTCGCCGGGAGGCGGTTGACCTGGATACGCACCGTGGTCATCATGCCCTTCTCGTCGGCGTCCGGGAACGCCGCCTTGAGCTTGGCGAGGATTTCCGCGCTGGAGGCGCCAGTGGCGCTGCGCATGGCGCGCTCGATCACGTCGAGCTTGCCCGGCTTCTTGGGCTCCGCGGGCGTTGCCGCCGCGGCAGTGGTCTCTGCGGCGGGAGCCGCGGCTTTCTTCTTCGACATGGTATCCTCTTGATGTGATGCCTGTTATAGGCTTCGCCTGTTTGACTGGACGACCCTACGTCGCCAGGAAATTAGTCACAACCTCAAATCACCCGGTCTTTGTTGCCGGTTCGTAGACTGCCGAATTGGCGCCGTGCTCGGCGACCTCCACCGAACGCAGCCGGACACGGTAGCGAACGCCGTCAAGCGCCGGCTGAGTCATCGCCAGCCAGTCGGAAACGTAGTGGTAGATTTGTTCGGAGAACTTTTCGCACCCGACACCTTCAAACACGCGCAGCTGCAAAAGGCCGTATTCCGCCATGCGGCGGAAACAAAGCAGCTCCGGGTCGTCCGCGGCAATGGCAGTGGTATGGTCGAACCGATCTTTCAGCCACGCCTTGATGTCTTTGAGGCCGCCGAAGTCCATACACCAATTACGGGCGTCGAGCGTATCGCACTCGAACGTCAGCGTGATCGCCAGGGCGTAACCGTGGAGGAAGCGGCAATGACTGTGCGTAGCACGGTGCTGGCGGAAGGCACAGCTGAGGCCTTCCTCGTGGCCGTACCGCTTCTTGCTAACGTACATGGGCGAGGGCCTCCATCACTTTGGGGACAAGCGCGTTGCGATGGTCGCGCGCGTCCGGTAAGTCCTCGTGGTTCTCGATCGTCCAGTCAACCGGCATGGTGTCGGCATACCGTTCGGACTCGTGGACCGTGGCGGCTTGCACCCCTGGCCGATCGGCGCGCACGCGCCAGAAGACACCGCCGAGGGACCGGATGGCCGTGTGTTCGTTCGGGAAGCGGCAGTCGTCGGACACGATCAACGTCTTGCCGCGGGACTGAAGGTCCGTAGCCTTCAGCTTCCACATATTGACCCAGAACTCTTCACCGACCAGCATGCGGCCCCACTCCGTCCCGAGGGTGCGCATGAGGTCCGTTGGCGTCTTGCCGCACAGGATGTCCAGGGGCTCGCGCTTGAGACGGCCCTCCAACATCTCGTCGGAGAGACCGGCGCCGCGCAGCATGTTCTTCAACGTGCCGGCGAACTTGACGATCTCGAAGCCGTACACCTCGCGGAGGATGCCGGCGACCGTGCTCTTGCCGGCGCCGCCGCGCCCGACAAGGCCAATGATCTTAAAGTCCATTTGCGACGTACCTTTCCTCAATCACCTTGACAACGCGGGCGAGAGCTGCCTCGAAGCAACGGTCACCGACGTAGTAGAACTGCGAGTGGACCGGCAGCCATACGCCTGGGTGCGCCCGCGTGTCCGGGTCGTCTTTGAAGGTGACGACTGGCACGCGACACGCGTTGGCGAAGCCGACCTCAATGGCCGAGCCCCATCCCGGGATATTGCCGTTGACCAGCACCGCATCCGCTTTGCGGATACAGATGAGGTCCCGACGCACGATCTCTTCGGGCGGCTCGCCAGCCATCTCGAGTTTGACCGGGTCCAGCGCGAAGTGACCGCGCGCCTCAATAAACTTTGCCGCCTGAAGGCGCCAACCGGCCATCTGGTCGAGCGTCAGCCCGGCCATCTTGCCGCACAAGTAGACTTTACCGCCGTGCATCTCCTCTTCTCCTATATCTCGAAGTACTTGCCTGACCGCGGGTAAAGCAGATGCAGGCCTTCCTTTGCACGCGTGGCACCCACATAGAAGACTCGGCCCTCACCGTCGGGGTCACGCACCATGTCACGGTAACAGGCAGCTGCCATATCAGGGCAGAGTAAAACATTGTCAGCCTCACCACCCTTGGCTTGATGGATGGTAGACACTGTAATCCTTGGGACTTTTAGCATCGACTCGCCGGAACGCCGCACCGCGCGGTAGTACTCACGGTCCGCGGATGGCATGCGGATGGTGTCCATCCAATCGGCTTTGGTCTTGAGTCCCCAACTCTGTTGCAGGTCGTCCAGGCCTAGTTCGCCCTCGGCGCCGGTCAAGGACTTAAACTTCGGCTCGACGCTGCCGGGCACCATCCGCGCGTAGACTTTGCGCACCACGTCGGGCGCGAAGACTTGGCCAGCCCGGAGGGCTTCCCAATACATGACCGCGCGTGTCACCTCATTGTCGGTGGAGCTTTTCCCGTGCAGCACGTAGGGATAACCACTGACACGGAGCAACCGCACGAACTCGTCCAGCATGAAGCGGTTGCGCACCAGCACCAGCCAGGTATCCCGCTCCATATCGACCATCTCAGGCTCGGCGTAGTACCGGATGACCCCACCTTCGCGGTGCGGCGTCCATTGCTTCGGCTGGCGCTTGTGGATGCGCTGCAGGATGCCGAAGGCCAGGGCTTGAAGCTTGGATGGTAGGCGGTGCGAGTGCGGCAGGACCTCAACCGTCCCGGCTAGGTCGATAAACTGATCGACGTCGGCACCGGCCCACTGGTAGATTGCCTGGTCGTCGTCCCCGCCGATGTAGACCCGGTCGGTGCCCTCACAGATGTGCCGGACGACCTGCCACTGCAGCGCGGACAAGTCCTGGGCTTCGTCCACAACCACAACCCGCAGCTGCGGCTTGGCGCCCTGGCCGTCCCGGAAGCGCTCGAGCATATCGGTGAAGTCAATCTTGCGGCGGCCAAGTTTGTACGCCGCGAGACAGTCTGCGTACAACTTGACATCCCAATAGGACTGTTGGTTGAGACGTAGGCAGGTTTGCTCGAGGCTGACAAGGGTCAGACGCGAGAGCTGTTCGGCATAGGCGCACTGGTCGCCCTTACTGGCACCAACGAATATCTCGAAGTCCTCTTCCTGCTGGCCGAAGGTAACGCCGATCTCTTCCCCGATCTGGCGGTAGTCCTCCTGACCCATCACGTCCCCTCGCCCGAGTCCCAGCTGCCGGAAGGCCAGCGAGTGGAGGGTCCTGAAGAACGGCAGGTCGTCCTCTGTCAACCCGAAGCGCTCCTTGGCTCGGGCCAGCGCCTCGTGCGCCGCCTTGCGGGTAAACCCGACGAAGGCGATGGCGTTGGGCGGCACACCGTCGGCGAGTTCCTGCTCGACGATCTGCAAGAGGCGGGTCGTCTTGCCACAGCCGGGACCGCCGAAGACCTTATGCATCCTTCGGCCCTCCCAGCGGGTCGGTGAAGTCCCGGCCGGCGTGTGGTGCCGATTGGAGGTTGAGCTTGTCGAGCGGCAGCTTCCAAATCTGGATACGCTTGCGTCCCTTGGACAAGAACGACTCTTGGGTCACGCCGTACCGGATAAGGATGGCGTACATCTGCTGCACGGTAAAGTCCCGGAACCCCGAGCGCTTAAGGTCGTCAAACAGATGCGTCGGGGACAGATGCGCATGCGTGGCGTCGCTGTAGACCTGGCCGTTCGCCAGCACCTCAACCGACTCCGTCCCCTTACCGCGGGCCTCGATGTAAGCGTTGAGCTTCGCCAGCAAGATGCCTTCGGGCGAGGCCTCGAACGGCGCCGGCTGGATCGTAATGTGGTCTAGCAGGAATTGGATGTGCTGTTCCCACACGGCGTCTTTGACGATGGGCGGTATGACCCGCGCCGTTTCAACGCAGTGCTTGCGGAAGCGCTTCTGGTCGATGAGATCGTCGGTGCTGTTGACCGTTACGCCCTTGCCGTTGATGCGCACCGTGTAGGTCGGCGGCGACGTCTCGATCATCACTAGGTCGGTGAGGTCGACGGTAAGCTCCGTTGCCTTGCCGGCCTTGGTGGTGTCCTCGCCCGCCACGCCCTTAATCCCCCACTCTCGCTTATTGCATAGCGTGCGGTCACAACACCCGGACATTGGCTGCTTGCTGCACGTATAGAGGTAATCACGCCGGGGCAACGACTTGAGGACAGAATTGTTGATTTCGCTGTGGGACAGGGGCTCGCGGAAATGTTTGTCGTTGAACGCCATCGTCATGGCGATCCAGTCCTCGTTCGGGAACTTGGCCTTCATGTAGACGCCGACCATGAAGAGAACGTTGTTGCGGTTCCCAGAGAACATCTCCTGCGTGAAGATAACCTGTAGGCATGGCGGGCCGTCGTTGAACAGTTCGGTCCGCGGCTCAACCTTGATGGCCAGGAATTCCTTGAGGGTTAGCAGACGGTCCTCGGCCACGTCCAGGAACTCGGCGAGTGTTAGCTCCTTACCTTGGTAGACCGCGCGCCGTGTCTTGCCATAGTACGGGATATTGATCCAGTTGCCCGTTTCCTTTTCCGGGTCGTCGCGCTTGGTCTGCTTCGGGAATATCTCGACGTCGAACTTTGCCCCAAGCGCCACCGCCCACTGCCGGAGCCGGACGGTGACCTTCTCGGCGTCGGCGTCCTCTTTGAAGAAGACATAACCGTGCGCACCGCGGGACTTGCTGTAGAGGAAGGTGATTGGTAGACGGGCCGCGTCCCTCTCGAGGGCGACCATGTCAATCGGGTAGGTGTCAAAGTCGATGGCCGCCCACCGAAGAGAGTGGCCGTTATCCAGCAACGGCACGAGGCCAATGCTGTCCCCGGTCCCCTCCAAGTGACCCTGCCAGTCGGCATCCGTAAGGGGACGTTTTACCGTCCGCCGCAAGTTGGCGGCGACCGTCCTCTTGTTGGTCTTGGCATCCGGGGCGTCAAGTTGACCCCGGATGCCGTAGACTCCGAATACCCTAGTAAAGGCAGGGAAGAGGGCCTTAAACCTCTCCCACGAAGACATCTCACACCGTAGGCGCTAGAACGCTTTAGAACGGGATCTCTTCGTCCGTCTCCGCCGCCTTGCCAGCCGCCGAACCGGCACCGGACTGGTCAGCATCGCCGGCGTCGTTGAGGTCGACCTTGACACGACCCGACGTGATCATCTCACGGAACGACCGGGCGCCCAGGTAGACGGCGGTGCCGAACGTTTCGACGGTCGGACCGACCGGCGAGATGGTGACGCCGTACCACGAGCCCTCGGTGTTGGTCTCGAGCACCGTCTTGATGTTCCACGCGTTGTAGAACATGGGCGCCTTCAACAGCTGCTGGCCGACCCTGATTTTGATGCCGCTGATGAGGCTGTTCCAGCCCTTCGACTTCTTGAGCTGCGTCGAGGCGAACGGGAACAGGACTTCCTCGAACATGCCATCCTTGTCGACGACCAGGATGTAATGCTGGTTTGACTTGACCAGCTGCTTGCCGTTGGGAAGGATGTCGTGCTTCTTCTCGTTCTTGTTCGTGGTCTTGAGGAGCGCCTCGCCGTCGACCAAACCAACATCACCCTGGAACCCGCCGCCGTTGGCGCGCGTGTTGAAGATGAGGTAGGTCGAGACGAAGTGAGTTGCCACGACCGAAATGCCGACGTTGATGCCGTCGTAACATTTCTTGGTCAAGCTGTTGTAGAACATGCCTGGGCGCGCGTCGGCGATGCGCTTGGCATGGCCGTCGGTGCACTCCGGGCTGTTGGTCTGGAGGACCCGCAGGTACGGGATCGCCAGCTCCTTGCCGAAGTCGTCCTGAAACGCCTGGGCGTCCTGGCCGTAGTCGATCCCGGCATCGGCCAGGGCTTTGTTGCGCTCTTCCACTTTGGCGAGAGCGGTTGTTTCCTTCATCGGCTTCGTCACTGTTAGCTCCTTACTTCTTGAGGTCAATGATTGCCTTCTTGAGTTGGTAGGCGCCAAACATCTTGAGGTCGTCAAGCTTCAGCTTGGCCGACTCGAGCGCCCTCCTCACGATAGCTTTGACGGTCGCCGTGTTGGCGTTTTCGCCAACCTCGTAAGCGAAGCCCAACTCCTCACACTTCGCTCTGAGTACCGCCAGCAGGTTGTCCTGCCCTTTGCCGATAGTGACCACCATCTCGCGCGAGACCACGCCGCCGTTGTCGGTGGACTGGAGCCACGCAATAACGGCCGGCATGTTTGGCTTCGGGATGGACATGGTCAGCTCTTCTTTGAGTAGCACCTTGCCACCCGTGAGGAGCGTGAACTCGCCGCAGTTCGCCGCCTGCATCGCTTCCGGCAGCTGGTGTTCCTGCACCTGCCGCAGCTCGGCTTGCTTGGCCTTGAGCTTGGCCTCGGCGTCGGCAACCTCGGACTCGAGCGTCAGTTGCTTGGCCGCGAGACGGCTGATGTTCGAGAGCTGGTCGGTGTCGGGCGCGCCAATGTCATCGGCGTAGTTGATTTCCTGGGTCATACCCGGAACTCCACGGGCAGGTAGAAGCCACCGCCGGTGCGGCGACCGTTTAAACGTTCTCGCTCCCAACGCAGGAGGCGGATGCGACCGAGCAAGTTCTGACCGGCCACGAGCGATACCATCGACAGCGCCGCCGGGTCACCACCCGCCCACAGCAGGTAGTCCTCGGGGCGGATGTGCTTGAGCTTGTGGCGCGCCAGCGCCAGGCTCGGGCCGGGCGTCATGGACGGCTGATCGTCCTGCGCGAACACAATCTCCAGCGGCCCGAACTGAAGGGCTGGCGATAGGTCGTAAGTCGTTGAGCGACCGTGCCTTACGACCGGCCGCGGCTGCTGTACCACATAAACAGTCATCCCACACCACTCCTGTTTAACGGGACAAACCGTAACACGTTGGGCGCAAAGATCGTCAACGTTAAGCCAACCACTCACTAATGCTGTCACCAAGGACAACACTGGCGATTTCGCGCTTATCTTGAAGCGCCCGGATAATCCGTGAGTCAACTGTGCCTTCGCACTCGACGTCCGTATTCGTAACCGAACGCGTCTGGCCGATGCGGTGCGGCCGGTCTTCGGACTGCAACCGGACCTCAAGTTCGTAGCTGTTGCTATAGTAGTAGTTGCTCCGGCCGCGCAGCAGGGTCCAGCCGTAAGCCATCGCTTTGTTGCCGACCAGGAACCGCAGCTTGGAGTTCCCGTCCTCGAATTGGTCGACGAGCACGGGGCGCTTGTCGGCGGGCGTGGCGCCGGTGAACCCGGCGGCTGTGCCCTCGCCATAGCGCTCGGACAGTGCGCGGACGACCTGCCTGGCGGTGTACCGGTAACTCACCCATACCAGGCTTTTGCCATCCACCTGCTCGATGTCGTCCAAGAAGTCCTCGAGGCGCGGGTTCGGGCCGTCGATCGGTACGGCGTCGAGCGAGTCCTCCCCTGGCGCCTGCGGCAAGAAGCCGAGCACAACTTGGTGCAAGCGCTGCAGCAAGTTCATGGCGAGCGGCGCGGCGATGGTCCGGCCCTTGTATTCGACCATCATATTCTCGCACAGCTCCATGTAGATGCGACGCTGCTCCTTGGAAAGTTCGACCGGCAGGCGACGGTAGAGCTTGGGCGGCAGGTCCAAGCAATCGTCCTTCAATAGCCGGGAGGTGTGCGGCTTGATAAGCGCCGTAAGCTTGTCCAGGTCCTTGAACCCGACCACAATCTTGATGGCCTGGCCGCGCGGCGACGTCTTCCCAGGCAGCGCTTTCATAATGGCGTAGGTCGACCGGAAGGCGTAGAAGCTGCCGCAGTGGTGGATAAACTCGCTGAGGAATGTCAGCTGCGCCCACAAATCAAGCGGCCACTTGGTGACGGGCGTGCCCGACATAATCCGGCGATATGGCACCAGCTTGCCGAGCTTCAGCGCGACCTCAGTCCGTTTGGCACCGGGCGCTTTGATGGAGGTCGACTCGTCGATCGTCAGCAGCGTCTTGAACGCCCGGCAGAACTTCGCGGCCATAGCCGCTCCGCGCGCGGAGGACAGGGCTTCGACGTTCATCGTGAGCACGAGCAGGCACTGGTCGTCCGGATTGTGGGAGAACAGCTCGTCGCACTGCTTGTCCGGTTTGCTGGCGTTCCACGCGACACACTTCCGCGGCACGTAGTCCGGGAGGTGCGCCGGGACCTCCTTGGTTACCCAATTGCGATGGACGCCGTTGGGGAAGGCGATGACAAGCAGCGCCTGAATCTTGCCGCGGCCCCACAGCCAGGCGGCGGTGTCGCAGATCAGCTTGGTCTTGCCGAGACCCATCTCCCAGAAGAGGCCATACTCCGGGAGGTCCCTCGACAGCAGGAAGATGTCGTGTTGGTGCTGGTATGGTTCGGTCTTGTAGACGTAGTCGCGCACCACCCGCAAGGCCGGCGACGGTGCCGCATCCTTGGCGCACTGGACCGCCAGCAGCCATGCCGAGCTATCGACGTCCCACTGCGCCTCGGGGAACGCCTGCTTAACGTGCTCGAGCGCAGCTGAGGTTGGCTCGAAGAACACGTCGCGGCCGACCCATTTGACGTCGCACGGGATGTCTCGCACCCGGCGCAGGAACTCCGGGTTAACCGGGCCGCGGATGCCACACCGGTTCTCCCGCCGGAATACCTCAATCACCCGCGCCATTCCCCTTGGATAATATGGATGAGTGACCGCTTGCCGTTGGCGTAGAGCACGCCGTCGGTGTGCAGCCAGGCGTCCGGCGCGTCAACCGCATACTCGAGCGGGATGATGGAGTTTGTCCCGACTTGGTAACAGCCTTCCGAGATGCCTGGCGAGTGCCCATGGGCAATAAAGCTCTTTGCCCCAATGCGCCGGTAAGACCGAATCGAGCCACGGGAGCCGCCGGCGCCCCTATGGCCGTGGTAGCTCATCTCCACCTCGGCCAGCATAAAGGTCTCGCCGGACTTGAGGAACCGCGTCCGGTCGTAACACTTGAGCAGCTTGGCGCCCCAATAGGCGAACGGGTCAATGGTCGACGCGCCGTTGGACTTCCACGAGGCGTTCGAGCACATGACGTGGAAGGTCTCGGCCCAGAACAGAGCGTTCTCCGGGTCCGTGCGAGGGTCAGTCTCCTTCACCCAACGTGCCAGCGCGTCGGGATGATTGGACTTGACGATCACATTGATGGTGTCGTCGTCCGGTGTCATCTCGTCCATCCACCCGAAGGTCCCGGCGAGAGCCGTCAGGACATTGCCGTGCCCGGTGTGGTGCTTGACGTAGTTGATAAAGACCTCACCGCGGTGGTGATGGTTTCGCGCGTAGAAGTCGTGCAGGTCGTGCCACACAAGATGTTGCGGACGGAGGACACTGACGATCGAGTTTGGCCCTTCGAACGTGGCGCGGACGACCGACTTGTCCACGAACTCCTGGTGCGTATCGCCCATCACGAGCGCCAGGGCTCGGCCGGCCGGACGCACCTCATCCCCGTCGTATTCTTCCGTCAGGTCGATGAAGCTGCCATCCGAACATGCGTTGATCTGGCGCATGTGGAAGAGGCCCTTCGCCAGCTCAATGACGCAGGCGCCGAAGGTGTGGTGGAACTCGCCCTTCTTGCCGGCGGCCGACGGGATGTAGTTCTTCTCCGTCACCGCACCGGTCGTGGTCAGAATCTTCGGCAGTGTGTTCTGCGGCGTGGCAATCGTCTTGAGCTCCAATTTCGGGTGCCCAATGATGGCTGACTTGCCGCCGCTGATCGACTCGTTACCCTGGAGCGGGTTGACCGCTGTCGGCTGCGTCTTGATGTCGGCGAGCACCTGAAGGTGCTTGTGCAACTGGACGCGCTTGTCGAGCAGGTACGGGCGCAGCTCCGGCGCCCACCAATCGTCCCCTTTGGCCCGGTCCGACCACGTTGAGGTCGGGTTCTTGTACCGGTACGGAATAACGATCAGCTGCGCGCGACGGCGCTTGCAGTACGTCCGCAACGACTTGAAGAACTCGGCGTTCGGTGGTGTGGCGTTCTGGGCGGCGGTGATAACAAACCGCGCCGCGCCGCTGTCGATCTTCTCGACCACCCGGCGGTGAAGGCGCTTGGTCAGCCGCTCGTTCAACCCCGGTGTGCCCTCGGGAAGAAGAGTGCCAGTCGTCTTCTTGCCGCAGCCACGGCACAGCCACATTTGCTTGCCAGTAGCGCCGCGACGACACGTTGCCACACCGTTCTTGACAATGTGTGTGCTGCCGCAGCTCGGGCAGGTCAGTTTCGTTACTGTCATCCTGGCGGACTCCCCGTGTGTCAAAGTACCACACGCCGGGAATTTTCCTTGACCTGCAAGGCGTTGTAAAGGTTGAGGCCGGGGTCTTGCCCCGGCCTCGGTTAGTGATGCGTGGCGACGTCGGTCAGCCCGCGGATTTCACCCAACTTGGATTTACAGTCCTCGTGCGCGTCCCAGAGGTCGACAATGTAATCGGCGACCGCACGCTGAGTCGGGTTGGCCGGCACCGCGGGGACGTCGGCGCATTCGAGCAGCGTCTCCGGCAGCTGTTGCTTTACGTAACGGATGTCCAGGACCGGCGGGCTTGACGCGCAAGCGGTCAAGAGCACGGCTAAGGACAGGGGCAACAGGGCCGTCGTCAGAACTTGGCGCATTCGATATCTCCGCGTGGATAGACTTGACCTCGGTGGCCCGAGTCTCCCAAGTATCCCGGTCCGACTGGATTGCCGCAAATGCCTTTGCGCTATCCTGCCGTTCCTGGTCAAAGGCTTTCGCGTTGTCCTGGGCGGCCTGTTGGGCGGTCGCCAGGCTAGCGGTCAGCTGCGCGTTGCTCGAGCGCAGGTTATGGATGGTCAGCGTGACCGTCCCTACCGCCGCGAGCGCCAGCGCCACCATCACTGCTATCGCCGCCACCTTGAATTGCGGCGGGATCAAGTTTGTTAGGAAGCTCAACACTGCCCTGACTCCTTTGCTGGAACACAGCCCCGAAAACATATGCGGCAATTATCCAGCCGGCAAGGTAAAAGGCATTGTCCACGATGCGCTCGTTGAGGACGGTGTCGTGGCCCTGCACCATGACATAGCCGACGCACACCATGCAAAAGACCATGGTGCCAACGATCAACTCCCTCTTCAAGAGGTAGTCGATCCAGTTCTTTATGCCGCCGATTTTGTTTGCCACAGCTGGACCTCTGCCTCGCGGCGGTGCGTCAAGCCGTCGACCACGGCGCCGCCGTTGGCGTGGTTCCAGCGAAGCAGCTGCGCCGGGACGTCGGCCGCATCGCCGGCGTTCAGTTCCCGCAGCAACGTGGACGTGTCAAACCCGTGCTTGCCGATGTTGAACGTGAAGCAGACGAGTGCATCGAATTGGTTTTGACCGAGCGGCACGGTCACATGGCGCTCGACGTCGTCGCAAGCCCAGGTGAGGTCTTCCTCGAGCTGCTGATCGGCGACCGCCGGCGTGATGGTGCCCTGCCAGCCTTCCGGCAGCACGTGACCCCACCCGTTTGTCCACTTACCTGCCGGGCACCGGTAAGGGACGAGAGCGGGACCGCCGTGCGGTCCCTGCTCCCAATGGTGTAGAAGAGCGTAGCCGCCTGGCCCGAGCTTACGCACGCTTGGCGTCCTCGAGAGCCGTCACCCGGTTGCGCAGTGACTCGTTCTCGTCTTGGCACTCCTGGTGCTTGCGTTCACAGGCGGCAAGCTTCTTGTCCTGGTGCTTGAGGGCCTCTTCCATGTCGTGACGGATGCGGGCTTCGGCCTCGGAGATGGCCTTAAAAGCGTCGACGCGACCACGCGCCCGGCCAATGACCAAGTCAACGAGTCCCTTGAGGACAACGCCGGCAACTACTGCCGCAGCGTGACCGAAGTTGACGTCCAGGTTCACAGCACGCACCATTTGCCGCACCCGTCCGTTGTACCGCACGGTTACTTCGCACACCACAAAAAACCAGTTAGGTCATTACACAGATGTTCGGTTGAACACCTGAGGACACAAGAATGGCACGGCCCTTTATCATGGCGAGCAGCTCGTCGTCGGGGAAGTGGAGGATCGAATACGGGTCGATCGACACGTCCATGATTTCAGCCGCCGATAGCTCCCTGTCCCACACCGCCAGCATATAGATGCCGTCGCCTACGGCTTTGTTCCAGGGGTTCGCAAACGAGAGCGAGTCGCTGCCGACGACGAAGTTACCGCCGTTGATGTTTGTGCCGATGACCGGCAACGTTGCGGTCGAGCCGACGAACTTTCCCTTAACGTATAGCTTGGTGCCAGTTGCCACATTCCACGGGCCGCCGACGACGAAGATGTCACCGGCGTTAAAGAGGCCGGTGGCGGCGACAACCGCGCGCTGCTCACCGCCTGAGTCCCAGCCGAAGTAGAAGTTGTTATCACTAAACTTGAGGAACTCAAACGACCCGGTCGGTGAACCTGAGGCACCACTGGCGGAGAAGAGGTAGTGCTTGGCGCCGTCATTGGCGGCGAACGAGGCGCCCACAAGAAACAGCATCGTACCGACGGCCGGCAGTGTGTAGGTGTTGCCGGCTCCCGCCACGCCGAGGAAAGCGCCGCCGGCGGTGCTGACCAAGCCGACGCCGCCGCGCCCAGGCTTGATGTCCGCGCCGCCATTCAGGGCCTTGGACGAGACGCCGCGTGTGCAGAGCACGGGACCGGAGAGTCCCTCGAACGCGTAGAGCAGGGACAACCCGTGAGCAAGCGGGTTCCTCGTGTTGACGCTCACCCGACCGGGCGGCTTAATCAACCCTTTGCGGCGGTTGATGAAAGGTCCGTTGAACATCGGCTAGGCGACGATCTCGAGGGCACCGAAGGTGATCTTGTGACCGCTGGCGCTGAACGCTACGCCGGCGTTGTTCTGTAAGAGGATTGAAGCGGTCTGGTTCGGCAAGCGCACGAGGCCTGAGGCGTAGAAGACATCGTTTGCCACCAGCGCGACGTTCGGTAGCGGGATGACGAAGTCTGGCGCTCGCGGCGGCACCGCCGAATGCTTCTCGAGCGTGGTGCCACCATCGGGCGACCTGATGAACCACCCGGAGAGCACAGCGCCGGCGGTCGGCGTGAAAGCGCCGCCAGCAGTGAACCACACGTCGCCCCACACCGCCGCTCCAGTGTCAGCTTGGCTAATCTTGCCGCTGCCGTGGATGACGGTGCTGGGCGCGATTCCCGCGATGGCCAGCGCATTCAGCTCGGTGGTCAGTAGGTCTGTCGGGCCGGCAGTGTAGCCGTTTGTGCCTGCTGCGTAAACGAATGGGGACGGCATTAGCGATTTCCTTCGAGGCTGATGGCGACGTCGGCGAACGTTGCGTCGGCGACGCCAGGTGCGGTTACTTGCAGGATGTCACCAGCGGAGAATGTCACTGCAGTTGCAAATGTGAACGTGGCGACTGTGGCGCCAGCGGCGAAGTTGACCGAGCCGATGGACCCGCCGTTCTTCAATAGCCCGAGTGTGACGGCGCCAGTTGGCGCCACACCGCAGATGCCCTTGCTGTTCGCCAAGCCGGCGGCGAACGCAACAGGTCGTGTAAACGGTGTGCGCAGGACCGTCACGCCGGCGGCCGGGAGGCCGGGGGCGAACAGCGACACCACAGTCGGACCGTTATCCGCGGAGACGCCAACTTGGGTCACGTCCGTCCCGTCAACATAGCAGAGGCGCGACGTGCCTGGCAGGATGGTAACGCCGGCGTGGCCGAGACACTTGACGATCAAGTTGAAGCCGCCGGTCGTGCTATTCTTCGCAAGGAAGAGATGGCGGTTCGTTGGCAGCACTACGTTATAGTCGGCAGTGAGGGCGCCTGACGCGACAAGGAAGAGGAACCGCAGCGCCGGGTCCGGCGACGGCACCGTGTAGGGCGACGGGTTGAGTGCGGTGTTGAGAGCGTAAGTGTCGGCGAAGATGCGGTCGAAGGCATCGAACGCATCGTTGGCGGTGATGTGCTTGTTCTGCTGATTGGGGTCAATCAGCGTGACCTTCAAATTGGTCGAGTCGGTCATACGGTAGCACTCCCTGGGAAGCCGCGGCCGACCCGCGTGCTAAGCTGATAGACGTTGACCGACACGCTCGCCTGCGGACCACCGAAGTCCGTAGTCTGGTCTACAGTGCTATAAGACACCGCCGGGCTCGTTGCGGTCAAGGTGCGAACCACGGTAAGCCCGCTGAGGATGTCAACTTCATAGGCCTCGACCGGCTCGTCAATCGGCGTCTCGACGAAGTCTCGCCAGTCGCCGTCAATGCGGGCACGGGCGAACCATGTCAGTGCGATGTCACCTGGGCCACTGCGCGTGCCGGCGATATGCACGGGCGCCAGGGGCTTGAGGCGGCGATTCGTGTTCGAGAACGCAACGGCGGTGCTCGGGTCCAACGGGATGCCGAAGCTGCTGCCAGCGTACGACCGGCTGATACCGCTCTCCGACTCCTGCTGCGTCATGCTCTGTGTCGAGCCATCCGACTTGAGCATAATGAAGTTCTCGTTGATGGCGTGCGTGCCGAGCGCCCACTCCGACCCCTGGACGCCACGGCGCAGCCCGCTGAGGACGTACCTGCCGGCGATCACCGGGTCGGCAGCTGCCGTCTCGAAGCCAATGATTTCGTTGCCGAGGAGAGCCAGATTGACGTTGCTCAGCATATCGACGTAGGCGCAGGACGTAAGCGTCGCGTCCGTCTCGTCTAACTGTACGGTAACGGTATTGACCCGGTCTGTCAGGCACGACGTTGCGGCTGGCAACACTGTCACCGCCTTACCTGTAATGGCCTCCACTTGGACCGTCATTTGGGCGAAGAAGTTAGACCCGTCGGTCGACCGGTAGACCACGCCACCCTTCCAGCGCGAGGTCAGGCCGCGGCCGGCAACGTAGAACCCGAAGTCATCGGACTGCGGCGTGAGCAGCTGAATGTCCAGCAGGTAGGTCGCCATTGGCTCAATCCCGGCGGTACTCTGCGCGGTTACCCCGAGCGGCGGGCCTTCCGACGAGATGCCCTCGAAGGCAATCGCGTCGGTCGACAGGCCAGCCCAATTGAGCACCATGTCCGCCCCGACTTCCAAGTCGGTGAGATAGACCGGGATCGTAAAGCCGTTGAACGTCAAAGTCACAACGTCCGTCGGGTCGTAGACCAGATATTTGTAGGGTAGGGAGAAAGCGAACGTCGTACGCATCAGCCACGCAAGGTAGAGCGTCCGTACAACGATCTGCTTCGCGTCGTTGTCACTGAGTACGATGGGCGCCTCGAGCGACTGTTCGAGAATGGTCTTGACCGCTCGCTTGAGTCGCTTTTCCTGCTGCGTTGCAATCTGGTAGTCCAGGGCTTTGGACGAGTACGCAATGTAGACCCGCCGCGGCAGCTCGGCGTCCTGCTTGCGCGTCTCGACCACTTTCGGCAGGTCCTTGTCCGCGCTGGACTCGCGCGTCGCGAGGTCGTCTTCCGGGATGGTGGCGATAGGCGTGCCGTTGCGGAGGACAAACTTCAAAAGGCCGTTGGACTCGACCGCATCGAAGAAGAACGCCGCTTGCAATGGGGCGATCGACTGCACGGCCGAGAGCTGGCGGGAAACCATGTACCCGTCAACCTGGATAGAGTTCAGCTGGCTAACGTCAAAGTCCGTGCCAGCCTGCATGCCGACTGATTGGCAGATGCTGGCGACGATCGTGCCCAGGTTTGTGTGCCCGGTGATGGACAGCGGACCAAGCCGCGTGAAGTACGCCCCCGACTGCGTGTTGACGCGGAAGTCCCCGAGCGAACCCCACGCGAAGAGATTGGTGCCATCGTAGTAGAGCTGCGTATCCCAATCGTCAGGGCCGAAGGGGAAGGTGCCGCCGCCGAGGACACCTGGGTTCCACGTCGTGCCGCTGGTATTGCCGAACTGGACAAACCGCGCCAGCACCGGGTCGTACTGGAAGGCTCGGACCTTGCAGAAGCCGTTGAGCCCGCCGACAGTGTCATAGGTGTTGGTCGGTGTTGCGTTGAACGCGACGATGTAGCTGAAATCCGCGGACCGGTAGATAAACGGCTTCATGTTATAGGCGACGTGGTCACCAAAGGAGCCGTCAAGGTGGTGCCACTCATCGGCGAACGGCAACAGTGGCAGGTTGCCTTGGTCGACGACGGCGGCACTGACCTCGGTATAGTTCGGGAAGTTGAAGTTGGCGATATTGGTGTTTGCCGTCGTCCACGGCGCCGCAACGAAACCGGCAAAGCTCTGTTGGCTAAACCCGCCGAAGCCGTCGCCAATGTCGAACTGTATCAGCGAGCCATTCGGGTGCGCCGGCCCGAGCACAAGCTTGACCTCGTCATTCTGCCCGGAGCCGCTGCCGGCAACCTGCCCGTCCATGTAGCTGCGATTGAGGTAGGCGAACAGCATCGTCGTGATAGTTGGCGGAGACGCCAGCGGCAGGATCTTTGGCAAGCACCAGCTGCCGAGCGACCCTTGGGAGGATGCAATACCGTCGACCGTGTAGTTGCCGGTCGTGAAGTTCTTGCCGATGTCATTCCCGGACGCCGCTTTGACGAAGTACGCCACATAAGGCGTCTCGCGCGGTTGGAACACGTAGTGCGGCGGGCCGCCGGGCGTCGTGCCTGGAAAGCTCACGTCCGGCGTGAGAAGCTGGTTTGGCGTTGGGCAAAGCAGGTAGACCACCGAGCCGAGGCCGAGGCCCTGCTGCGACATGAGCAGCAGCGGTGAGTCCATCGTCTGGTCCTGCGTATGCAGGAACTGAAAGACGGCCGTCGGCGCCGACGCCAGCACAGTTCGCGCGAAGCGCGTAGCTCCCACAACGGTCGGCGCCCCCGCGGCATTCGGGCGCGCGAGGAACATAAAGCACCAAGAATTATCCGAGATAGTGCCGATCAACCACTGTCCGTTCATGATGGGCTGGAGCAGCGGGAAACCTGCGGCGGCGACGGTGCACGCAACTGATCCCCACCAGCCGTTGACGGCGTTGGCTACATCAGCAGAAGTCCAGTGGAAGGCCGTGTTCCCATTTGTCTGCAGCCCGTAGATGTCGCTCGACCGGTTGCACGCATAGGCGCTGCCGAAACTGTCCGACCCGTACATCTTGAAGGTGAGATCGGAAGCGAACGCCGGCAAGTTGGCCGAGATGAAGAGCGGGTTGGACGCCATCTCCGAAGCGTTGGCCTGGATGACCTCAGCCTCAACGTTCGGCAAACGATTGCCAAAGTCGGCCAGGGGCAAGTTCTTGAATACGATGTAGCACATCCCGCGGAACGCCGGAGTGTTCGCCGTACCCTTGTCAGCCTGGATTGCCGGGTCCGGCATCTGGTCCTCAGTGCCGTAGTAGAACGTGATGTTCTCGGAGTACTTGCCGATGGTGGTCACGAGCAACGGACCGCTGAGAGTCGGCGGCGGCACCGAGCCCTCGGTCATCAGCTTTGCGTCGAGCCAGATGCGACCAATGGCCTGGACCGGGCCGCGGCACAGCGCTACGGCGAAGTTGCC